GTGGGAGAACTGATTGGTATTGTTAGTCTTGAAAAAATAGGATTGGCCAATAAAAATAATGTGAGATTCGAACTTTCGAGACCGGAAACAGATACCTGGTTTCATTTGGCGATGTGTAATGGTGGAAAGATAGAACTCATTTCGGCAGCTTCTTTAGTGGGCGCTCCAGGTTATCTATATTACATATCCTTAGTGTCTCATAAATCAGCCAGCAGTCCTTATGGGAAAGTATATTCTTTTGGAAGCCAAAGTGCTGATTTCAAGCTTTACAGCAAGAAAGAGGAGAATGTTATTCACTATTATTTGAATATCACCCGCAATTGGTTGTCATTAAGTTTCTTACCTATTTTCATTGGCAAAAATGCTACAATATTAGCAGAGAATGCAGATATTCCTAATTTTGAAGAGTTGACGGAAATACCTGTTGAAAGTAGTATTGTCAGATAATTGTTATAATGGCCGGGAAGTACAGTTCCCGACCAAAACAAGCAAATCATACTTCAACGGCATCTATTGCATCCTGTGGAAATTCTTTAATTACTTCATTCTTAAATTCCAGTCTCGAAAAGTCTGATGTAGATAGAATTGAAATCACCGGATCATTGCTTTCAATATAGATATTCAAGCGGTTATCTTCTGTTTTCTTATACTTTAAATTAAGGAGAATCAACTGATGACTTTTAGGAATTAAGTGGTGATAGCGAACCGAAATATATTTATCATCTACGCCATACATAACCTGTACAACAGCAAGCGTATTCTGGGCTACATAAGTGTGCCGGGTTGAGACTAAGAAGTTGACAACACACTCCTGACTTACAGTCATTAATAAGCATTTTGCATTCATCCAAACCGGAACCATTTTCTTATCCCAAAGTCCACTCTTTTGAAAGGTTGCCACTGGTATCAGTTCTCCCACATCGGTTTGTAGCTTCTCGTCCAAAAAAGTACATTTGGCTTAAAAATGGATAAAATCAAATACCGCTTAGTGTATAATCGAAAGAAACAGCTAAACAAACAGGGAACGGCCTTAGTGCAAGTAGAAGCCTTGCTTAACCAACGAAAAGTATACTTTAAAACGAACATTTATCTGAAACCTGAACACTGGGATAAACAAACTTCTCAAGTGTGTAACCATCCTCAGGCGAATGACCTGAACACAATGCTATTCGAGTTTATTTTACACTTGCAAGCCATTGAGTTATCCTTATGGAAGCGCGGCATTCCTGTAACGCTATCACTACTTAAAGATGCGATAAAGAAAGACAAGCCGGTCAATGTCACTTTCCCCGTATTTGCCAAAATCTATGTGCAGGAATCCGACCGTAAAAGAAGTACCAAAGAGAACCTGATGACAACGATAACCGTACTTCAGGAATTTCGCCCTGGACTGGACTTCAAGGACATCACTTATACTTTCCTCAAGGAGTTCGAAGCCTACCTGCGTGAAAAAGGCAATAGCGTGAATACGATAGCCAAGCACCTTCGCCAGCTGCGTACCTTGGTCAATGAAGCGATTAATCAGGGATATATCCATGCGGATGCTTATCCATTTCGCAAATACAAAATAAAACAGGAGAGGGGACGGCATGAGTTCCTTACTCCGGACGAACTGCGGAAGCTGGAGAACCTGAATGTAGAAGATAAGAAGCTCCGTCATGTGTTGGATGCGTTCCTGTTCTGTTGTTATGTTGGTCTTCGTTTTTCAGACTTCTGCCAGCTCACTGCATCCAATTTTATCAAGATAAACGGTAAAAAGTGGCTACACTTCAAGTCAATCAAGACCGGCGTAGAAATAAGGCTTCCGCTACATTTGCTTTTTGAGGGGAAAGCGCTGGCTATCTTAGACCGCTATAATATTGAAGATTTTTCCAATTTTGGGAGTAATTCCGAGGTGAACAAATGCCTTGTACAGATAGCTTCTTTAGCCCGGATAAAGAAGCACATAACCTATCATACAGCCCGTCATACTTGTGCGACCCTGCTTGTGCATCAGGGCGTTCCGATTACCACCGTCCAGAAGTTGTTAGGTCATACTTCTGTCAGAACTACGGAGGTGTATTCAGAGGTTCTTTCTAATACGATTATTCGGGATTTGAAGGCTGTAAAAAGGAAGAAAAAAACACCTGATTTTAGCCGTGTGGTAGAATGTGGGTAGATTTTATAGGTTCTACTGATATTCTACTGCCATACTTTGGCAGCCCTTTCCTGGCAAGATATTCCCTACTCATAATTTTCTTGTTTACTTTCGCTGAAAAGTGATTGTAAATGAGTATATTTGTCATGTTTTATTGGTTAACGCCCATGAATGTGTCTTTAACAGGATGCGTTCGTGGGCTTTTTTTGTTTAATTAAAAAAGTTCGTAGATGAAAAAGAAACTGATTGTTTTGGCTGTTGTGGTGGCCGTGATTGTAGGTCTGCTGGCTTATTACCAGTATGTACCGTTTTGGGCAAGCATTGTGAGTACCGGTGCGTTTATTGCCGGCATTCTTCTCGGTTGGAATGCCAAGGGGTGGAGTGATGAACATGTAACGGGGATGAAGGTATGATGGAGGAACTGAATGAACTGTTCAACATCACCGGCGGGATAGTTACTACTATCCTGCTTCCTCTTTTCGGTGTGTTCATGTTCTATGATTCAAAGAAGCGCAAGGCGGCTGCGGAAGCGAGAAAGGCGGAAGCTGACAATATCACCTCGTATGCTGCTGAATGGAAGGAACTGTACGAGAAAAAGGAACACAGGGTAGTGGAACTTGATTCCAAAATAGACCAGCTTTATGCCGAGAAGAATGAAGACCGCCAGCGTATCCGCGAGCTGACCGAAAAGAACGCTACACTGGAGATAGAGAAGATAAAGCTGGAAGCAAAGCAGTGCGATGTCCGGGGATGTAGCGGGCGGAAGCCACCGAGCGATTATTAATTCACGGGAAGGAAGGTGTTTCGCAACGGCTCCCTTCCCTTTTTAGCATAAACTTAAAGTTTAAACAAAGGCTTCTGCAAATGTAGTGTATGTTTATATTAAATCAAATGATGTATGAAGTATTTTACGATAAAAGAACTTTGCCGTTCGACAACTGCCGACCGCAAAGGAATTGACAACAGATGTGGCTGTGATATAGAAGCCAATCTGACTGCATTGGTAGATAACGTTCTTGACCCGCTACGCGAATGGTATGGCAAACCTATCGTTGTGAACAGCGGTTACCGTTGCCCGGCATTGAATAAGGCAGTTGGTGGTGCGACAACCAGCCAGCACATGAGCGGGCAGGCGGCGGACATTGATACCGGAGACAGACAGCAGAACAAGCTACTGTTCGAGTATATTCGCAAGAACCTTCCTTTCGACCAGTTGATTGATGAGAGTAATTTCGCCTGGGTGCATGTGAGTTATCGGGCGGACGGTAGAAACCGTAATCAGGTACTGAAGCTATGAAAAAACTACCCTGGCTATTAGTTGTATTGCTGGCAATCGCTTGTGTGGCGGTTTGTTTCCGTCCGCACGAGCTTTTGCCGGCAGAAATCCGTACCGAGACGAAGATACAGACGGTTGTCGAGCTTGATACGGTTCTTATCTCCGCACCGATAGCGGTCTTTTGGCAGATATTGCCGAATGACACTGTACGGATAGGCGATACCTTGCTTCATCGCAAACGGGTTGTGTATGAAGATAGTCTGTATCGTGCGGTGGTGAGCGGATATGTAGATCCGCGGCTGGATAGTATGCAAGTCTTTCCTAAGACGGTTTATCAGACGGTAACGAATGACATCTATTATCCGGTTGTTGTCAAGCCGAAGAAGAAGCGTTGGGGATTAGGGTTGCAGGTAGGATATGGCTATCCGGGTGGTTTTTATGTCGGTGGTGGGGTGAGTTATAATTTATGGCAATGGTGATATGATTAAAATTGGAAAATATAGTGTAGTTCAGTCTGGGATTTTCTTACTTCAAGAGAATATACCTCTTTCAGTTGAATGTGATGGAATACATATTGAGATAATGTATATGGAATCAAATGAGTCTTCTCTTTACATCGTTAATAAGAGGTATTGGAAAAAACTTCTGATACGAACTGTTTTTGGGGAAAACACTTACTCTCCATCTCCGTGTTTAATTCAAGAAGCAAATGGCAAAGAGTATTATCTTAGTTTTATTCTAACTTCTGCTTTTAATAGGAAACGAAATTTTGTCTTCAATTTATTACGGAATTAGATCTTTAATATCTATATTTGTGAAAAAACATATAAATATGGAAATAAAAGTAGGAGATTACAATGTTTTAGAAAGTGGCTCTGTTGTCTGTATGGATGGTTATCCTATTGTGTTTACTTTTGGTAAGTTAACTTATAAAGTTATTATTCATCGAGATAAAGGTGCTGATGAATTAGGGAAAAACGTTGTTTTTTTAATGAATGCTAAAGATATGAATATCGGAGAAATACATTTGTATTTAGAGGATTCTGTGGCATTAGCATCAAGTACACCTTATAAAGTTGGAAACTATAATGGTAAATCTTTGTCATTTGCTTTTCATATAGAGCATTTTACAGCTATGTCAAACCCTAAAATGCCAATTGCTTTGAATTACACTTGGTTACAGAGAGATACTACAGTCATATTTGAACCAACTGAATCCGGGAAAGTGAAAATTGAAGAGAAATGAATGAGGATAGGATTAGTTTCGACAATAATGTAGAGGGTGGGCTAAAATATAGTTTACCCAGTTGCGTGTCTGTGGAAGATTTGATGAAAAATAAAGTAGGCATTACAATAGTGCTTAACAATATGAATACTCAAGCAAAGCAAATACAAAGACTAACAGTAGAATTGGAAGATTTGAAGTGCTCACGTATGTCATTGCCACAATCAATATTTTTAGCGATTGTCAATATTATAGGAACTGTGCTTATTGCTGTGGGAGTTAATTTCTTCACTTCCAATATGTATCTTGCATTTTCTATTATATTAATTATATTTGGCATAGTATTAGTATTAGCTTCTTGTTTATTGCCAATAATTCATCCTTGGTATGCAAAAAGAGAAAATAAAAGCAAGATGAAAAATAATTAGTGTGTATTCGCCCCGTCTCCCGACGTTTTTTTTATACAAGAAATGATTAGTTAAAAGTATTCCAGTACCTACTTTTTTATATCTGAGTTGATATAAGCTCAGATATGATTATCTGAAAGTAAGAACAAATAATAATAGTATTAGATATGAAACAGAGAAGAAATAGGTCTGAGTCCAACTATAAACGTGCAAAGATTAATTCGTGGTGCAGGCTTTTAGAAAAGGATTTTGATTGGGATTATACGTTTTTATTGGAAATAGAGCGCAAGAAAATAATAGAAATGTATGAATACTTTAGAAAGTGTACGCGTTCGGATAAAATGCCTATAGTGGCAAGAGACTTGCAACTTTGCATTGGCCTATTGGATATTGTGCTCGAAAAGGATAATTTGCTGTTGGAATTTTCAGGAATGAAGACTATACGTAGAGATGACGGTATGTATGAAATGGTAGAAAGTCCACATGTAATAGCTTGTAGGAATTTGTACATTAACACTAAAAATGCATCAAGGTTCTGTCTATTCAAATTCCCAACAGATGATTATGATATTGAAATTATTCATAAAGAGGAATTAAGAAGATATAAGGCATGGTATCTATATAATAAAATCAGAACTTACAAGTTGTTTTCTTGGTGGGATTAGGTAATAGGTGTTCATCGTTCTTACATCGTAAGGTTTTGATAGGTAAAGCAACCCAATAAGCTGCCTTTCCTTTTATTCATATTTCAGTAACAATTCAGACCTATTTATGACGTGCCCTGACTTCCGTTGGGATTTTGTTTCATTTGGGCCTTTCCTTTTATAAAAACTCCCTCAAATCACGTAGGGAATTTCAGAAAAGCAGTTATCTTTATAGCAGTTGAATATGTTTTTTTAAATTTTGGTGTCAGCCAATTATATTTAGATTGAAATGAAAAAAATTGCTTTTATCTTTTGTTTATGCCTGTCGGTCATTCACCTTTTTGCCGGTGAGAGAGAAGGGGATTTTAAAACTAATAAAAATGTTTTGTCTCTATCCGGTTCTCTATTTGCATATGGTTCTGAACCAGCTTTAGGGCTTGAGGTATCATATATCCGTTACATAGGGAAATATATTGGCGTTATGACCGGTCTTGCTTTTCAAAACTGGATGGACAATGATTATAAGCCTAATACAGAGGTGAGTGACGGCAAAGGTCAGAAGTATACACTCTATGATGACGGTAAACTACTGCGGGGGAATTGGTTGATAGGTACTAATTTTAGGACTCCTTCAGTGAGCTTGGGGCGTGAAAGGGATTATCAGCTTTTTCTTCAATGTGAGCCGGCATTGATTCTGACATTACCCAACGAGGCTTTTTCATATGCACATTATACTGAAGAAGGTGGAAAGATAAAGGGAGAGTTTAGGTCAGTTCGCAATAAGGGAGGGGATGTTGTCTTTTGGCGTGTTAAAAGTGCTCTTTCTTTAGGAATTGACCAGTTGGCTTTTTCCTTGGGCTATACGATTTCCAATCAGGACCCTTATTCAGGTCGAAGAAATGTATGTTTCGATGGACACAAGATTAGTCCTTCACGAGGTACATATAAATTTCTTCACGAATGTTCAGTATCTCTCAGCTATAGTTTTTGAATACTAACATAAAGAAGGGGTGACTGAATAGTCGTCCCTTTTCACTATATTTTGCTATCTTTGCTCCCATGACTTACAACGAGGCTTTATCATATTTGGAACGCATTAAGGATACCGCCATTGGTGCACCCGTGAAAGGGCGTTTCATAGAATCATTATTCATCGGTCCTACCGATTGGGAACAAATGACAGACTTTATGAATCTTCGTATCCAGAAAGGAGAGGAAACGGCTTTGACTGAGTTTGACAGTGCCGGCAAGAGTCTTTCTGTATATGGGGTGTCGGTCAATAATGAATTTGACGTGCCGCATTGGGATATGATTATTATGGATAATTGGGAGCTGATGATAGGTAATTGATATGAAAAATCCCCGTAGCGGCTCAACTACGGGGATGGTGTCAAATAACAGAGTATCAATATGAGATACTAAGTGAGCCTATTTTTTTAGAAATGTCCTGTAGGGCATCGTTAAATGTCTGTAATTCTTCTTGTGTGAAGCGTGCCGGTTTTCCGTTTACCAGATTACCATTTAATCTCTGATACAGCCATGACCTACTTTTATTAAAGTATTTCTTCGCAAGATAGCTTAGAGAGACTATTTCGGCCACTTCTTGCAGCTGTAGTTTGATTGCGCTCTCTTCTACAACATCCAGTTTCTTATCAATGTTCTGTAAACGCTCTGATACAAAGTTGGCAATAGCTTTCTTATCTTCTTCCGAAGTGTACTTGGCTGCTATTTCTGTCATTCTGGTATAGAACTCTGGAGAGTCTGTACCAAGTAGTGGCTTTAATGCCAGTAATTCATCTTTCAGTGCCATATATTTATTTTTAGTGCCCTCTCCGGAGAGAGGGGCTTTGTTTTACTTCTTTTTTTCTAACTCTTTTAAGACTTTGTCGATTGTCAGTAACCGGTCTAACCTTTTGTCAATCTCTTTTTCTTGGTTTGTTCCGGTAACTTCGGCGATAAATCTTAGTTGGTCTAGTTCTTTTTTGAGGAATGCTCTTTGTATAAGCAAATCCTTTTTAATTTGTTCGTTACTCATGTTGATTACTTTTGTTATTTGACATTACAAAGGTAATAATCTTTTGATTATTATACAAACATTGCATGAATTATTTTCGCTATCTCGTATATTTTTTCCATATTTACAGTGCGTTACATATTTTATTGAATAGGAGGAATAGTAATATTCCGACCGTAAGGCTACTGGTGATTGATTTTGCCAGTAGCTTATTCATATACGGTTCTGCCCCCTGTGTAATAGCTTAATGGTTTCACTGTATCCTCCTATTTGAGAATATGTAACGCAACGGGAAAGCGGAACCGTTCTTTTTTCCGCTTCTTAATCCGTTGCATTATGGGTAAATCTCAATCATCCTCTCCCAAGCTGACAAGGGCTTTCATTGGTTACGGTCATTATCGGCTAACTGTTACATATTCCGATTGCGTGAAAACCGCGATAACGGGAAATATGGAGTTAATAGACCGCTTAAACTCTGATATAGAAAAGGAGAGGGAAGAAGCTGCTGCAGAAGCAATAGCTTTTGTCCAGGAACAATCACTTTAAGCTGTCGAAGATTTTCCTCATTGCATCATCAGCGTGTTTTCGCATTACTCGAAAATAGTTGAATATAGGGCGGTTCGTTTTCATTGATTGGCCGATACAATATTCAAGAATTTCTAAGGATATACCTAATTCGAACCCATGTTGAACGAATGATTTACGTGCAGAATAATAAACCACATGCTTTCTTATCCCTGCTATTTTGGCGAGTTCTTCCATTTTACGGGATACAACAGAATAACATTGCCCGAATGTTTTATATTTACCAAAAACAAGTTTACCATTCTTCTGCATATATTTGTTTATGATTTCCCTTGCTTCCGGCTGGACGGAGAATGCGGTTTTACTTTCACCACTTTTTTTGTTCTTTGTTTTTCGCCGGTAATATTCTATCCATTCTTTTCGGAAATCAATATCAAGCATATCTACAAGATTGATACCACCCAAGTAATAGCTTAACATGAAAATATCACGTACTACCCCGATATTGTATTTAGGAATTTCCATATCTCGGATTGCCTTTATTTCATCAATGCTAAGGTCTAATTCACGTATATTGGCTGACGGCATTCTGCAGAACTCAAACGGCTCTACTTCGTATCTGACCATATTATGTTTCTTGGCATAGTTGATAATTACTTTGAGTAATGTAAGGTAGATTTTAATGGTGGTAGGAGAGAGCCGTTTGTCTTCAAGGTCCATTTCAAAATGCTTGATGTTTCGAGGCGTAATCATTGAAAGTAGCAAATCACCTTGTGACTTGATGAATGATTGGCATGCCAAACGATACAACTTTTCAGATTTGTTTCTTTTCTCCTCTGCGAGTTCTGACAGATAAGATGTCATTGCAGAGGAAAACTTGGCATTGGTGTAGTCTTTCTTTTTTATGATGATTTCTCGGAGCTCGGAACATGAATATACATCCACATCATATATGTTGTCAATAACATTCTGATAATGGTTAAGTAGATTCCGAAGTTTCATGTTCATTGAAGCGGCTTCCGGATGATTGATAACTTGCCCCTCTTTGAATTGTGATAGGGTGTCAATAATACAGTTTGTTGGAATATATCTGGTATTGGAATTATGGGCCAGTGATATTCTTACTTTGTGCTTTCCGTTGATAAGCACTTTTGCAGGTACGATACAAAGTTTAAGCGTTGCCAT